TATAAGCAAAAATACACTAATCGGAAGCCTAATTGTATTAATAGTAGTTTTAATAGTACAATTAACTTCACCTCAGCCAGCGATTCCTGTAATATACAAAGAAAGGCCACCTCTAATGCAGGTCAATGCAAAAGCGGTAGCCAAGGAATTACTGACAAAAGAACAATTCTCATGCTTTACAAAACTTATAGGAAAGGAAAGTGCTTGGGTCCCAAGTGCTAAAAATCCTACAAGTAGTGCTTCAGGAATAGGGCAAATGCTGGATTCCACATATGAAGGTTTAGGCATGAAAAAACAAAAGGCAGGAGTAAGTCAATTAGTGGCTACTCTGGCTTACATTTCCAGAAGACATGTTAATCCATGTAATGCCTGGAAACATTTCCAAGATAAAGGATGGTACTAATGGAAGAGTTAGAACAAGAAGAAGTATTTGCTGTTGCAGTTGATGCAGATGGCAATATTGAAGTAATGAAGGCTGTTTGACAGACTTATACCACCAATGCTACAATTGGTATAGTTGAACACCTCCTGATGATCAACACAAAGTCAGAATCTACATCCCTTTCTGGTGTCTCTGACAATATAGCCTCCAAGGTTGTTTACACAGAAATGTGTTACAGAGAAATCTGTTCCTGGAGAAGCACTTGATCTACTATAGAAATATAGTGGAACAGGTTGTTTTTTCAAGCACAGAATTCCTCTTATATTCTAATATCTTGTATATTAAGAATATGAATATTAAAGTATATTTAATATATATTATATATACTAAACTACTATTTCGGGAGAAGAGTTTATTATGTTAGTTAAGATGGAAAACAAGTATAAAAATACTTGTGATTATTGCAATAGAACAATTTTTACTGGAGACTTAATTCTTTGGAATCCAGAAACTATGAAATCAACACACTTGCCAGAAATGTGTGAATGGCTTGGAATTAGAGCCAAAATGCCAAAGCGTCGTAAGGCTAAATCATGACAGCAAAATCTAAACTACACTTGCTAAAAAACAAATGGCCAAACGAATGCTATAAATGCCATAAGGTTATTGAAGTTGGCGAATATGTATATTGGCATCATGAAACTAAAAAGGTAAGGCATCAAGATCAATCTGTATGCCACTATAAGCCTGTTCAAGAAGTTAATCTTGCAGAAGTACCGTTTCAACTTTTGGAAAGAGCAATGCAGCCTGGTTCTCCAAAGAGATGGCAATTAGAATCAATGGGAATTCCATATCCACCACCACAAGGCTGGAAAAAAGCGGTAAAGAAAGAATACGCTAAAAGACTTGAAATGCAAGCAATGGGACTACAAGCATGATTAAATACATTATTGGTGGCTGTGCTTTAGGAATCATTTTAGGTAATTTAACAATTGGGCTTGGAGCAGCCTTTGCCCTTTATCTTTGGACAGGAAACAAATGAAAGAGATAGGTCTTTTAAGTCGTTTCTGGAAACATAACAATCCAGCAGATTTAAATAACATGACTGATGAACAAGTGCTACAATTAGTAGATGAATATCTTGATGGATATATCAAAAGATTTGAAGCAAGAAATCCGCATAAGGAATTACCAAATATTGGTGCTACCTTGGCAGAAATAAGAAATAAAAGAACAAATGTTTCAAAGAAGCCAAAGATATCAGGCAGGAGAAGTTATGAGTAGTGGTAAATACAAAAGACATGACAAGTTTAATCCTGTCCAAATCAAGGATGGTCAGGTAGTTCGTTTAAATAAAAACGGTACTGTTAGAAGTATCCTTGGTGCACTTAAAGACATGAAGAAGGATAAGAAATGAATACCTGGCAATTTATAGATGGAGACATAGTTCTTACATCAGAAGATCAAGAGCAGTTAGTATTGGCTAATCAATGGATTGCAGGATTAGTACAAGCAGTAAGACAACAAGTAATGGAGGAAATGCAAAATGGGAGGAATGAGTTATCCAATGAATTTGAACAACCAGAACTACCAGAAGTACCCTGCTGAGGAATTAGTAGGAATCAAGATAGCATTGATTAATGCACTTGAACAGTTAGATATGATTATTTACAATATGGAACAAGACCTTATTGAATGCGACTGTGAAGACGGTTGCTGTAAATGAAATTTAGATTCCATGTTATAGGACTCCCGCACACCAACACAACATGGGAATTTGAGAACTGCGCCTATACAGTTAAGATTATTAATTTCTGTAGAATGATGCATTCTCTTGGTCATGAGATATTTTTATACGGCGGAACACAGAATGAAGCACCAGTAACAGAATTCATTCCATGTATGCCAGAAGAAGAAAGACTTAACCTGCTTGATGGAAAGCATTTCTTGAATGTTTCATATGATCCAGAATTAGAAGGATGGCAGTATTTTAACAATGCCGTCACAAATGAGATTAAGAAAAGATTACAGCCTCAAGACTTTATTTTGTTTATTGCTGGTTCTCCACAAGTAAGTGTTGCTAATGAATTTCCTAAAAATATCAGAGTTGAATATGGAATTGGCTATGCAGGAACATTTGCACCATTTAGAGTATTTGAGTCAGAAGCCTGGAGACATAGTATTTATGCCATGCATAAGAATCCTACAACAGTAGATGGCAACTTCTATGATGATGTTATTCCTGGATATTTGGATCCCGCTCAATATCCGCTACAAGAAACAAAGGATGATTATTATCTTTATGTAGGCAGACTGATTCCAAGAAAAGGAATTGATATTGCTGTGCAGGTCTGTGAGAAATTAGGCAAGCGTCTAATTCTTGCAGGTGTTGGAGATTTTAAGACTGAGTATGGTGAGTATATTGGTCCAGTCTATGGAAAAGAGAAGGCTGAACTAATGGGCAAAGCCATAGCGGTATTTACACCCACATACTACATAGAGCCATTTGCCAATGTGCATATTGAAGCCCAAGTCTGTGGAACTCCTGTGATTACTACACCATGGGGTGTGTATAGCGAGACTGTTATTAATGGATTAAATGGCTATAAGTGCCATACCTTCAAGGAATTCCTAAAAGCGGCGGAAGATGTAAAAAGCCTTGATCCAAAGACTATTAGTAATAGAGCCATAGAAATGTATTCATTAGATAGCGTTAGACATAAATATCATGCATATTTTACAAGGCTAATGAGCCTACATGGTAAGGGTTGGTACGATTTAGAATATGACCAGACATGACCACTCAGAGTTTGCAATTGTTTAAAAGACATGATATGATAGTGTCATACAGTTGAAAGACTGTAACTACAAAACAAGGAGAATGAGTCATGAATAAGAAATCTATGACATTTAAAGATCAGGCAATATTATTTGGATTATCAGATCCAGCAACTATTGCAAGATTTAAAACAAAATTAAGACCAATGCCAAATGGATGTATTGAATTTGATAGTTGTGCATGGGATAACAGAAAGTTATATCGTGTATTCAACATTATGGTTCACATCAAAGGTTCAAGAACAATGGCACAAAAAGTAAAGCCACACAGATTTGCTTTTGCTTTGGCTAATGGATTTGATGCACTACCAAAAAGCCATAAGAGATTTGATATGGATTCAGGAATTGTAAATCATATCTGCCATAACAAAGCATGTGTAAATGCAACGCATCTAAATATACTCACAGGTCGTGAGAATCTACAAAAAGAGAACATGAAACAAAATGACTAAGACATGTACAAGATGCAAACAAGAAAAGCCAACTACTGAATTCTATGCAAACAAGATGACAGTACGATTTATGCATGGCGTAGATTATTACTGTAAGCAATGTCGCATACAATCACATAAAACATCTCTTAAAACTAATGAGAGAAAATGCACAGTTGATGGATGCACAAGACCGAAGATGTTTATGGAAGAAGGTTGGGCTGTGCTTCCAAGCAGAGATGCATCAGATTGGTCCAATTCCACAAGAGAACAGTTTGAATTTGTATGTGAAGTGAGAGAGAGATTGGCTAAGTTCTATGAACTATATAGCACTCCAATTGATTTCCCAGATGAGAATAAAGAGTAGTGATGAAGTGGATAAAAGAGTTTGCATCAAATGTGGTATTCCGTATCCGCTTCAGGAAAAGTACTTTGCTTATGCTCATGGATCAACTACAAGATTCCTCACAAAATGCAGAGACTGTATCAAAGAATACCAAGAAGAATACAGAGAAAATATATACTGGTGTAAGAAAGATGATTGTGTCCAGATTACTGAAGATATCTGTGGTGCATGTAACAAGCCCATGGAAAAGATAGGCTTCGTAGATTACAATGAGGATGATGCCAAGTGACAGCAAGAGTTTGGATGTGCAATAAGGACTTTAAACTTATACTTGGTGATTGGTTAAATCAAGATGTAGACTGTGAATGTGGTAACAAGATGGATAATGTTGCTATCTATGATCGCAGAACTGGATTTAATAACTGGTGTGAAGATTGTGATAAACATGCACTCTATGTTGGAGGACCATGTGATGAACACTTTTATGAGAAGGTGATTAGATAATGACAGTGTTATGGATATTCCTAACAGCAGTCTCAGCATTCATTCTTGGTAGAAGTATTTTAATCTGGTCATTCGTAGCATATGTTGTAGGACCATGGGCATTACTTGTTACATTACTTGGAATTAAGAAAAGCACATGGGAAAGAAGAAAGAGTGCAGTAAGCGCATTAATGGAAGGTCTTGAAGAAGCAACAAGACCAGAAGAGTACAAAGACTTCAATACAGTTGATGACTTAATGAAGCAATTAGAAAATAAATAGGGGTAGCAATGATTGAATGTCAGTTGTGTCAACACACTGCTAAGGATGATAAATATCTTTGCAGACGATGTGAGTCCACATTAAGAGAACAACTCTCTGATATTCCTACCATGCAACAAGAAGCAAAAGGATTCCTGGTTCCAGGCAGAACTGGGTCAGGATCTCGTAACTCAGAAAGATCATTAGGCTTTAATGTATCAGCGATGGATTA